CATGCTGGCCTGAACAGCGGCAATACGCTGTGTTTCGGCGGCATACGCCTTGACCATCGCCTCGAACTCTTTGATCTCGTTGGTGCGGCCAATCTCGGAGTTCTTGACGTTCTCCAGCATCCCAACCAGTTGCTCCATCTGCTGACTCATTACTTGAATCTGCTGTTGGGCTGCTTGCAACTCGGGTGATTCCTCGCCGTCACCGATCAGCTTCGGATCAATCGTCTTGGCAAAGCGTTTCGCCATTTCTTGAGCACCGGGCCAGTCCATGTTCTTGACGAACAGATCACCGGCCACGGCCCACAGTTGAGGATTGCCCTGCAACAGTTGACCCATTGCCTCAAGTGCCTCTTGGCGCTTGGTGGCGTAGCCCGGACCAGTGGTCGCCACGACATCGTACTTGCCCACGCCGGGGTTATAAATTTTGTCGATGACGATACCCTCTTGGTTGCGCACTTCGCGCACCGGTTCTTCCTGATCGGGGTTGATCTTTGCCATCTTCGTCACGCCGTCTTCGCCGATGATTCGGGCAACGCGCTGCGTGTCGTAAATCTTGGGGATCAGATCGACCAGTTGACGAGCAATGTGACGCACACCGCGAGTCAGGTTGTCACCGTAGTGGTATGTGCCCACATCGCCCTCACGCTGACGCGCAAGAATGGCTTTGCCGGAGCGTTCGTTGCCGCCCTGACCCAGCGATGCGTTGTACTGACCTGTCGTGGACTTGATGTCCTCAGACGCGCCCGATTTGGCTTGCAGCAGGCCGCTGGAGGCCATTGGAGGCTGCGCCCGTTGGGGTAATGGCAGTACGCTGCCCTGACCGTCTGTAACGTCAGGGTTGATCTCAAGGTACGGCCAGTTGTTCGTGTTGGCCGTCTTCCACTTTTCCTCGTAGCCCTCAAACTGTCCACCGTAGCCGATGAACGGAGCCTTGGGGGCCAGCGCCAGCATCTCAGCTTCCTGCGACACCCAGTAGTTGTACATGCGCTGGGCATCCTTGGCGTTGCGCACCAAGCCCGACACGTACAAGCGGCCATCAACCTCGAATTCGTTGCCGACAATACGGACCACAGGAATCCACTTGCCAGCCCACTCGTTTTTCTCAAGGATTTCGTAGCCGTTGATCTTGCAGTACTTCACACGGGGGCGGTCGGCTTGACGGGTGCGCTTGGGCTTGCCGTAGGTCTGACGCAGCGTCTTGTCTTCGGGTGTGCCGTCAAACGCAGTCTGGTTGCCGGGGTACAAGTTCAGCGTGGCGCGGTCGTAGTCAATGTAGTAGTAATCCGCGATGCGGATCGTGTCTTCATTGAGCCAGTTGGAGATCGACTGGTCGCCTACGCCCAGCGATTGCAGCGTGGTGATGGGCGCTGCTTCGGGGTACATGCGCTCATAGTCGGCTCTTGTCACGTCTTCGGTGATAAAGCACCACTTGGCGTCTGCACCGGTTGGGTCTTGGATCGTGGGGTCCATGTAGACCGAGAAGCTGTTGCGAACACGGCCAATCTTGATGTCTTGGTCGAATGTGTCGTCGTCGCAATACTCGGTCAGGAGGCGAATGTAGCCTTCGCCGTAGGACACTTGGTTCTCGCAGGCCGTGTCGTAGGCCACGTCAGCATCGGAGATGTACTCGATGTGACGGATCATGCCGTTCAGAATCTCAGCGACCTGCAAATCGGCCTTGTCGTCCACCGGAATGACTTTGGCACCGGGGCGGTTTTGCCGCATGTCGTTGGTCACTTGACGAACGTGCTGCGGCAGTTTGTTGATGGTCAGGCACGGACGTGCGTTGATGGTCTGACCCTGCACAGCGCCACGGGTTGCCAGCACATCGGCAGGCCACTGCCAGTGGTTGTCGGGTGATCCGGCGTAGAACTTCAGGTCGTCAACCTCGTCTTCACGAGATTCGGAGAGCGCAGACACCGCCAGATCAAGACGTGATCGAGCGGTTGCCAGAATGTCAGCTTCGCTTTGGTTTCTGGCCGAACCGCCGACAGCAACTGCTGCTGCGGCTACGATGCCGGTAGGATCAGCCATTCAAGACTCCTAAAACATGGGGTTCGCGGATGACAACGTACTTCGTGCCACCGTGCGCAAATTCTTGCCCTACCCCAAAGTATACGTGATCACCGGACTTGAGTTCTTTGCAGTCCGGCCCAGCCGATACCACGATGCCTGTCTCGCCGCTTTCGTCGAGTGGGAGCACAAACAGCGGGTGTTTCTCGACATCACGCTGGATGATCAGGCAGTTTTGCATGGCACGAAGGGTCATTTTTTGCTCTTTTGGGCTGGTTTCTGGGCTTCGCGCTTGACGTTGTAAGCGATGGCAACGGCTTGTTTGACGGGCTTGCCGGAGGCCACTTCGGCCTTCACATTCTTGCGAAACGCCTCTTTTGAGGCACTTTTGACGAGTGGCATCATTTACCTTTCGCTGGCTTTTTGGCCGTTTTAGCCGACTCTTTGAAGTCCTTGGCCGTGGGTGCGCCAGCAGAGCCGGGTTTGCGCATCTTTTCGCCGGAACCGGCAGCGATGCGCTCCCGTTTAGCATGAATGTTACTGTAAAGACCGGGTTTTGTAGCCATGATTAACTTCCCATCCATCCGGTTGACACCGCACGGCTGGGTGCGAGTGTACGAGTTGTGTTACGGGAATTGTACTGCCCACGGCTTGCCACGGGGAAGGCAAATGTGACGGCGATGGCGTCAGCGGCATCGGGCGATGCCAGTCCTCGTGACTTCATTTCCTTCTTACCTTCCAAAAATATGGTGCCTGCCGAGTTCGGCTTCTTCATGGGGCCGGTCAAGTCGTTTTTGAGCAACCTGTCCTGCGGCAAGCTGGCCGTCTTGACCCAATCGCGCATCGCACCCCAAATCTCAGCGCGTTTGTTACCCCACATGATCGGGTTCTTGGCTTTCCAGCCGAAGTTGACCCCGCGCACTTTGTACCGCTGCTCGGTCAATCTGTCAAGAATGCCGTAGCCCAGCCCACCCTCGTCGATCACGGTGAGTGCTGGCTTGTACTCCTCGATGGCGTCGATGACGTGGCCTACCACGCTCATGGTGTCCTCGCCCTTGAACCGCTTGATCGCCACAATGTCCCGCCCTTGGCGCACGGCAATCACTGTGCTGTCCATGCCGCCTCGGGCCGGGTCCACGCCGATCACGATGGGTGCGGTCATGTCCTTGTGCAGTGGCCGCTTCATGGCGTCATCGACCAAGTGCGGTGCGATGAACTGGTCTTGGCCGCTCTTGGGGAAGTCACCATACACCTCGACCCGGGCCTCGTCAGAGTCTTCACCGTACTCGTTGATGATCTGCTGGTAGATCGTCTTGTCGGTGCCCTCGACGGTACGGGCGTCGATCTTACGGCTTCTCCAGAACTCCCGTTTCGACCCGTCCACCGCTTCGTAGAAGTACCCGGTGTTGCGACGACCGTTGCTGAACGCCAGCCAGTACCGGTCCAAGATGTTCTCCGTAAAAAAGCCAGCGGCCACGGACCAGATCGAGTCGGGGATACCGCTGGCCTCGTCGAAGATCACCATCATGCCGTCCATGTTGTGGACACCGGCGTAGGCGTCTGGGTTCTCCTCGCTCCACAGCTTCCCCTCGGCTCCCCAGTACCGGGTGCCTTTCCTCAAGTCCCTCTCGACCAACTCGGTCAACCACGCTGCTGGGTTCAGGCTCGTGGCTGTCGGCTCCCACCAGTGGGCGTTGAGCGCCATCGTGACCCATTTGGTCAACTCACCCCACGTCACTTTACGCAACTGGTTCTCGCTGTTGGCCGATACGATGACGGAACTGCCGATGCGAGTACTCAGCATCCACAGGATCAACCAGCTAACCAGTGCCGACTTCCCCACCCCCCGGCCTGACGACACCGCTTGGCGCATGGCGTCGATCAACTCCTGCTGGTTCATCCTGCCCCGGTTGTCCACGATGAACTGACGAATCTCACGCAGCACCTCCCGCTGCCACCTGCGCGGTGCCTTGAAGTGCTCAAGTGGTGTGTTCTTCTGCCCCCAAGGGAACGCAAACAGAACGAACGCCTCCGGGTCGTCCTTGATCGAAGGGGACCACAGTTGACTCATCAAAAGCTGCTCCTCCTCGGGTGAATAGCGCATCTTCTGCATCAGTCTTCCTCTGAGTCGAGTGACTCTACGATCAATTGCTGTTTGACCAACTCCAAGCAACCAATGACGGTGGACATATAAAGTGTCTCGTCGTATTTGTGGATTGCCTCAAACAGATCAGCCACCAACCCATCAGCCACTTTGCCTTGGTTCAAGATCATCAGTTGTTCTCCAATCTTGGCGTCACGTCCAGCACCTCAGCCTCGATCACCCGGGCTTGAGCCTGCGCCAGCGCCTCAGTGATAGATACGGTCCCGCCGAGTTCAATCTGTTTTGTCTCGCCGTAGCGCTTCTTGTTGTGCGCACCCATGAGCCACTTGCGCGTGTCGATGCGCAACTTGTCCCGGTTCACCGTGTCGTTCGATGTGGGGTCAACCGCTTCAACACCATCGGCAATCTCCAGAATCTCCCCGGCCAAGAACTCAGTGCGCATCTCCTGCGCTTCCTTGAACCGTTCATGGCGGGTGGGTTCACGCTTTACCCAGCGCAAAAAGTCCTCATAGGACACGACCCTGTGATCGTCTTGGATCAGCGATTGCAGTGACCTGCCACGGTACACGTCTTCAATGACCCGCTCGAAGATTTGCTCATATTCGACGTGCAGCAACGCCTTGGCCTCCTTCGAGAGTTTAGGCGGTGTTGGGTCAGGCACGGATAGCCAAGACGGTAGCGGTGATTCTCCGGTGACAACCGTGCCTACGAATTGGGGTTCTGCTTGATTCATAGTGTTTGGGAGTGTACTACGTGTGATGTGAAGTGTGCAACACGGGAGAAGTGACCCATTGGGTTTTTGGTTTTTGAAAAAATTTTCACGGGTTCTGTGATGCCTACGTAGCCGGGGGTCGGACCCTTCGGCCCTCCCCCACCCCCTCCCCCCGCCCCATCAATTTTGGCTCCACTGCACCCGGCTACCCGCAGAATCTGCACCCAGCGGGTGACGTCAACCCAGCGGGTTCGAGTGGTGCAAACCATGCACAAATGCACCAGTTAACCCAGCGGGTTCAGGGTTCGAGGGGTGAACCCAGCGGGTGCATGGTCATGACCCATTGGGCCATTTAGTCATGACCCATTGGGGCAAAACAGGGGTTTTTGGGGCATTTGTGACAAGTGCGCCTTTCGCGCAGGCAAGGCGAAAGAATGATCACTTTCTAAAATGGTCTTTTATTTTCAGAATCCCAGAATCAACCCCTCTTGGTAAAAGGCACATTTGTCACACCCTTGCAGAAACCTGACAAAGTGAAACCCAGTGGGTTGTATAGACATACAGGCCGCTAAAACGCTCCAGAATTGCTTTGGAGGGGAAAACACTCGAATTGATACTCACCCCTTGGCGAAAGTTATCCACACTGCTAGTTATAGTTACCCACTGGGTTGACTCTTATATAAGACTGACAACCTGTGAATAACTTGACCCAATGGGTGCCTGGACAACTTGAGGACACATGAATAGATGAATAAATAGTTGTTGACCCAATGGGTTTTATGTGTGGTAGAATTTCCATGTGGCAATCGTGCTGCACCCTGTAACCTGTAACCCTGTAAGGACTGAACATGACTGACTACAACTTCACAATCAAATTGCACCCTTGGGGCGACTTGCCCAATGCTGGTGTTATCGAAGTCGACCCTGTGGCGCTTTATGGCTACTTCGAGTGTAAAGATGGGTCAGAGGGCGGTGGCCTGTGGTTTGAGGATGACGGCAACCGCTTGGTGTTGGTTGACTATGACGGTGTAGCCACACTGCCCAAGGCCATCATCGAATGCTTGCGTAAGAACGGTGCCACCGTTGACGCTGACTTTGAATAAGGGAACTGACCATGAACCGCCACCAACTGACCTACATCGACTTGCACCCCGAACCCATCGAGCGTGAACCGTCAACCCTTGCCATTGTTGCCGGTGCTGCTGCTGCACTGGTAGCACTGTGGTGCGTCACCGTGTTTCTCTTTTCCCTGTAACCCGTAACTGTAAGGACTGAACCATGAAAACCACAATCGACTTTTCTGACTTCCGCGAAGCCTTCCGCAGATATGACCGCGAGAGCAGCTACACCCGTCAGGGTTTGGAATTGTTGTTCTACTACTTTGAGGAGTTGGAATCCGACTTAGGCGAAGAAATCGAATTAGACGTTATCGCCATTTGCTGCGACTATGACGAAAACCACTGGGAAGACATTGCCGCAAACTACTCAATCGACTTGACCGACTATGAAGACGAAGACGACAAGATTGAAGCGGTGCGGGACTACTTGACCGACCGCACCACACTGGTGGGTGAACCAGTGGCCGGTACTTTTCTGTATGCTGCTTTTTGAGGGGTACACCATGAAAACCGACTTTAAAGTTTACCCGCGCAAGATTCACGTTTACTGCAAAGGCGCACCCAAGACAGCGCCACACTTGTCGCAGTTCTATGCATGGTCAACAAACGCTTATCGAACCTGCCGCGATGCCGTAGCCGCTGCGAAAGCGCTCTACCCTACCCAAGACTTTACCGCCCACTTTGCAAAGGATTGAATCATGATCGACTTATCAAAACTTGACCCCTCAGACGCTGAACGTATCGCATATGCCGAAGGGTTCACGGGTGTTGCTGCACTCTATGCCCGACTATCCGATGCTGAACACTTGACCAGTGTTCAAGCCGATGAAATCGAAGCACTCAAGGACACCCTCATCCAGTGCCTGCCCTTTTTTGAAGACTGGCAAGACGAAGACGGGGTTTACAAACCCAGAACAATGGCGTTCATGATCAAGAAAATCCGTCAATCATTGGGCGAAGGGTTCACCAATTGATCACCGCCATTCTTATCGCCCTAGTCGGTGCAATCGTTCTGCCCATGATTGAACGATTCCTAGACCTGTAACCCCTCAACCCTCAACCCCAAGCCCCTGAATTAGCGTTCAGGGGCATTTTTTGACCCTTGCCTATAGGACACCTCCACCCATGAACGAAACCCCTCTAAAACCCCTTAAAACACCCCTTCCCGGTTCACTTGCAGAACGGGTCAGGCAAACACTCGAACGACTGAACCTTGACGAATCCCGGGGCGCAGTCTATCTAGGTGTCCCCGTGTTCACCGTTCGCAAATGGATCAACGGCGAACGTGAACCCGGAGCAGCAGTGGCCCGTTTACTCGATGTTCTTGGCATGGTCGAAGCGATGGCCCCGGCGCTGCACGACTCGTTTTTGCCTGTGGAATCGAGTCATGTCAAAAAATCCCGTACCAAGAGGTCAACCGATTCAGTTGACAAAATGGTCATGTCGAAAAATCCCGTATGAAGGAGTCAACCGAATGAAAACCACGATAGACATGGCCCGTGAGGCTGGATTTCAAGTTGATCAAGGGGCTTTATTGCGGATATACCTTGAGCGCTTTGAAGCCCTTGTTCGTGCTGATGAACGTGAGGCGTGTGCAAAGGTGTGCGATGACCTTGCAGTTGATGCATACAACAATCACGACATACTTTATGAAGAATGCGCCGCCGCCATCCGAGCAAGAGGAGAAACCGAATGAACGCACTTGAACACTTTGACAAACTGTATGGACACCTGCCACCCGATGACGATGCCATGTGGACATTCGTATCGGGCTGGAACAGTGCCATGTCTGAGGCCATGCAGCGCGTAAACGCCATGCCCTTTGGCAACGATACCCGTGCATCGTTTGCAATCTATTTCCAGCAGATGATGCTCGTCAACCCCGATGATGTGAAGGAAAGCAAATGACCAAAGACGAAGCATTGGACTTGGCGCTGGAGGCGTTGGAGTACATCGAAAACAATTACATGAGTCTGCCGAAATCAGGCAGCGAAGCCATCACCGCCATCAAGCAAGCCCGTGCCCTCGACAAGAAGGCAGAGAACGCCAGAGAGTTGGGGCTGGACTATGAGCCTGAAGAACGCTACACCTACGGCACACCACTGCTGGACGCTTTTACCAAGCCAGCACCTGTGCAGGAGCCTGTGGCGGCAAGAGATTGGGAAGGGGCCGAGTATTGGATGCCCTTGGCTTGGGAGTTATGCGCTGACGAGTGCGGCGAAGAAGCCTGTACTGAACTCATTTGGGAAGGTGGGCCAATCCCAGAGCCTTGGGGCGATCGTTGGCTGAAATACGAGGACGAGGCAAAGCGCCTCATTGCACTGGTGCAAAAGCACACCACCCCACCCGCACAGCCAGCACCTGCACCCGGCTATTGCAAGCACTGCAAGCAGTACAGCATTGAGGAGCCGCTACCCTCAGCACAGCGGCAATGGGTTGGGTTGACTAACGAGGACATTGAGCTTGGATGTCGTAGCACTTCATCCGGGAAGATCGAGGCAATGCAGAAGGTCGAAGCCAAACTCAAGGAGAAGAACACATGAACCAATGCAAACACCGCTGGCTACTGACCCCATCACCACACCGCAGTCAGTACCATTACCAATGCGCTAAGTGCAACCAAGTGGCATGGGCTGCGTTAAAGAAAGAAACCAATGACCCACTGTAACGACTGCGAACGATTCAGACTGCCTGAGGGTGGTGTGCAGATGTCCCCCACTCGTTGGATATGCGCTGACTGTTGGCGCAAATTCTTTACCAGTTAGGTAAATAAAAAGGGGCCACTGGCCCCTTTCTTCATTCGTCCATGTCCGGGGTGTACCCCTTGACAAACTTGCGCTCCTTACCCTTGTCGTAGGCGTAGCGGTAGATGTAATCCGCATGGCGCTGCTTGGCCTTGATCACCCTCTCGCGGTACTCTTTGAACATCGTAGGCAGCGTGGGGTTGATGGCCCATGACACCTTGCGCTTGTGCAGTTCATTCTCGATCTGCACCGCCCAGCCAGCCTGCTCAATGACCAGCATGGCGTCCATGATCGCCTGATCCTTTTGCCAGTCGGTCTTGCCCTCAAGGGGACGCCGTGCAGAGCGCTTCAAGCTGCGCAGGTCCACCGTCTGCGTGTCACCGCTGATCTGAATGATGTACTCGATCATCCACTGGTCGAAGTCGTTGTTGATCGCACCACCCACCTCGCCCAAGGCGTAGCGGTAGGCAGGGATCACATAGCCCTTCACAAAGGAGATAACCCTGTGGACAACATCGGGGGCAACCTGTGGAGCGAATGGGGACTCGATGACGTGGAACAACAAGATTAAGCGGCCTGCAAGACCTTCCAGCTTGCCGAACGCTGTCATGTACTCACTGCCCGAGTCCAGCACCCTCTCGTCCTGCTTGGC